ATATTCTATATCATATTTTTTCGCAATATCCTCAAATTTCATTTTACTTACCCCTTCCTTAATTTCTAAATTAATTATATCTCTTTTTATATCGTTTGTCAACAACAAAACGATATATTTTAATAAAATATTGTACAAATATAGGCACTAAAAATTATGAAATATTTAATAGCAAGACCAAGCGAGGGCGTTATCCATGCTGTAAAGTGGTAAAATATATATGTAGGGTAAGGGTAGCTCTACCCTCGCGCGGCACCGACGCGGGAATACAGTATCGGGCTGACCTCCTTTCCTCCGTGCGTCGCTCCATGCGGGGCGGCGCAAATATACCAGCGTAGCTAAATTGGTTTTAGCAGCGTAGAGTACAATCGTGGTTATCCGGCGAAGCTGCGCAGCAGTAACCGGGCGTATGCGGGTTCGAGTCCCGCTGCTGGCTCAAATTAAACCCGCAACGCCTCTTAACAATGCGCACCATGCGGGTATTATATGCCGGCACAAATAATGAGACCGCCCGCACCTCTCAACGATGTGTCCCAGCGGCGGACATAATATTCCAGGGGCAACCTTAACCAGCTTCACACCGGCCACAATCAAAAGAGGGATTGAGAGCAAAGCACAGATAAAAAAGTAAAAGCGGCAGAATACATCAAACAATTATAAAAGGAGGCTGACGGCATGGCAAAGTTAACATTAAAGCAGCAAAGGTTTGCGAGTGAGTATATGGTAGACCTCAACGCCACACAGGCAGCCATCCGAGCAGGATACAGCGCAGACAGCGCCGGAAGCATAGGCAACGAGTTGCTTAAAAAACCTGATATCCGCGCGCGCATAAGCAAGGCCATAGCAGAGCAGTCAAAAAGGACAGGGGTTACTGCGGACCGTGTTGTCCGCGAGCTGGCAAGAGTAGCTTTTGCAAACTCGCGTGATATCATCAATTATGGAGCGGCAACAGTAAAAACAACAGCAAGCAACGATGATACAGCTGCTATAGCCTCTGTACGGGTAAAAAGGACAAAGGATGGAGTAGAGCGCGAGATTAGGATGCATGACAAGCTAAAGGCTTTGGAGACGCTCGGGAAGCATCTCGGGATGTTTGAGGACAACATCAATCTCAAAGCAGACGCAGCTGTAAAAATCGTAGATGATATATCAGGGAGCGATGATGCCAAAACTCAGTGACGTTATCGCCCCGTCTTTTTATGGCCTGCACAACGACATCAAGGCCAGCGGCCATACATTTTACAAGCTTGCCGGCGGGCGCGGAAGCTGCAAGTCTACCTTTGTCGGCGTAGAGATACCACTTGGCATGATGAGAGACGCGCAGAGTGGAGAGTTTACAAACGCCCTCGCGCTACGGCATGGGGCGGTAGACCTAAAGGATAGTGTATACACTCAATTATTGTGGGCGATTGACAAACTGGGCGTATCGCGCCTTTGGCGTGCAAATACAAGCCCTATGCGATTGACGTACATACCGACAGGACAGCAGATACTCTTTCGGGGCGCAGACGACCCATTAAAAATCAAATCGATAAAAGCTCCAAAAGGATACTTTAAGTATCTTTGGTTTGAGGAGCTTAGCGAGTTCGAGGGGCCGGAAAAGATACGGAGCATACAGCAGTCAATACTTCGCGGCGGGCCACAATTTATAGTTTTTTACTCATACAACCCTCCACGCTCACAAAAAGCATGGGTAAACGACCCGACAATATTTACAATGCCTGACATGATAGAGAGCCAAACAACGTATTTGACAGTGCCGCATGAGTGGCTGGGCGATAGATTTTTTTTAGATGCCGAGCACCTAAAAAAAACACATCCGGAGATGTACGAGCATGAGTACATGGGCGTTGCAACCGGCACGGGCGGAGAAGTTTTCCAAAATGTCATTATACGCAAAATCACAGACAGCGAGATTAAACAAATGCCTCGCCATCGGTACGGCATTGACTGGGGATACGCAACAGACCCGTTTGTATGGCTTGCTATGGGATATGACCGTAAACACCGCACACTCTACATATACGACGAGATATACTCTGCAGGGGTTTCCAACCCTGCGGCCGTACGTAAAGTTAAAGAGCATGGCGGGCAAGGCAAAGATATTATTTGCGACTCTGCAGAGCCAAAAAGCATTGCAGAGTGCAGGGCATTAGGATTGCGGATGCGCGGCGCAAAAAAAGGTCCTGACAGTATAGACTATGGTATCCATTGGCTACAGGGGCTTGATGAGATAGTCATTGATGATGTACGATGTCCAAACGCGGCACGGGAGTTTTACAGTTATGAGCTGGACAGGGATGCAAAGGGTAATCTCAAAGCAGAGTATCCCGACCATGATAACCACTGTATAGACGCTGCACGCTATGGATGCGAGGACGATATGCAGGCCAACGGCTGGGGCATTACCCATATCAGGATATAGGAGGATTTTATATGCTGCAAATGACATCAGAGCAGCTTAAGCAATATAGTACAAAGGATATTAATGAGCTGATTGGTATTATCACTCCAATTTTAGCGCACCGCGAGGCATTATATCGCAGATACCGTCGCAAAAGCGATGACACTATGATGATGTCGGAGCTTCCCGGCGCAAACGGCAAAAGGATAGCCCCGTTTGAGTGGTACATCGTAAATATGGTTCAAGGCTACCTTGGCGGCAAAGCGCCTATGTACAGCATATCCCCGCCGACAGACTACGCACTGCAAAAGCGTGGCAAGGGTTTTTTACAACGGGCCTTTACCGCAATCGGCATGGACAAGGCAGCGGAAAAACTTGATGATAAGCAAAAGCAAGAGTACGTTAAAAACTACTCTGAGGCGTTGGACTATATCCAGCAATACAACGATGACGCAGCTACATTTACGGAGCTAATCCATGATTATACCGTCTGCGCGGCGGCGTATCTTTATGTTTATGAAAACCAAGACAATGAGATTGTTTACACCCGGCTTGACGCTCGGCAGACCGTAGCAGTATACGACTTTTCCACGCCAATAAACCTAATCGGCCTCGTGCGCCACTGGAAGGAAAAAGACCCTGCGGGACGGGAAATTGATGTTGCGGAAGTCATTACGGATGAAAGCCGTACGCTGTACCGCGACAGCCAAATGGCCGAGCAGGAGGCACTTAAGTGGGACGACGTACCGGGAATAGCGTTTGACAATCCGGACGGCATAGCGGCGTTTGAGCCTGCACTATCATCTATCACGACATATGAGCAAATACTAAACAACATAGCAAATATGACGCAATACAATGATAGCGCAAAGCTAATACTCAAAGGATATACGTTTGAGACGACTGCAATGATTACAGACCCAAATACGGGAAAAGAAGTGCCAAACCCCGCTCGGGCAGCGGAAGAAGTGGCAATTATGAAAGCTACCGCTCTGACAGTAGGCCAGGACGGCGATATTACATGGCTGCTTAAAGATGTCAATTACGACGGGCTAATGTCCGTCCTTAAAAACCAGCATGAGCTTATCACAATGCTAACCGGAGTCCCAAACATGACGGACGAGGCGTTTTCTAGCGCCGACAACGCTTCCGCGCTCGGCTATAAGCTTTATGCGCTCGACCAGTACTGCGCCACAACAGACAGAGTTTTTAAAAAAGGTTTATTAAGGCTTTGGGAAATCATTACCGGACGCCTAAATTTAAAAGGCGCAAGTTTTGATTTCCGCGACATACAAATCAAGCTCCAACGCAATATCCCAACCGACGTAGATAAGTCTTTGAGCCGCGCTACGTCAGCCTATAGCTCCGGGCTTGTGTCGCAAGAAACCGCGATAAACATCGCGGCACTTGACTTGGATGCAAAAGAAGAAATGGAACGGCAGACGGCCGAAAGCGACGCAAACTATCAGGAAAACATTCAGCGGCAAAAAGAAAGCTCCGACGTTGAAAGTCAAAACGACAACCAAAATAAAGAACGAAATGCCATAAGGCAAAAAGGCGATGAAAAATGAACGATGTTGACTATATTACCCGCTATTGGCACTACGCGGACGCACAGGAAGATATCCTATCCGACTATATAGGCGTCCGGCAAGCAAGGCTATCTGATGACTTGCAGGATATTCTTGACCATTTTCGCAATATTCAACTTTCCGAAAATATTTCAAAAGCCGAAGTTAATCGTTTGCACCGAAAGATAGGCCAGTGGCAAAAGGCTGGGTATGATGTTGGCGAGTTTAAGCTTATCATGCGAGACTTAGATAATCGGACACGTATTAGAGGCCTTGAGGCTTTACTTGCTTTTTTGATTGCGGCATTTATGGGATTTTACCAGCCGATTATGCAAAAAACGCGGGAAACACTCGTAGACGTATCACAAGAGGCATACAGCCGCAATTTTAAGGCAGCGCAAAAGGTTACAGGAGTCGGCAATCCAATGCCTCCAACGGCGGATACAGTAGCAAAATGGCTTGAGGACCCGCTCCCATCAGGCGGGGTATTTAATGACGATATGTACGCAGACGTAATGTATCGGGCAAGACAATTTCAAAAGCTCATAAATGCCGAGAAGCAGCAGATGGACGGTCCGGGAAGATTAGGCCAGCGCCGCCCACTCGACATAGACAACGAGCAATACAAAAAGGCGCTCCACATTCAGCGGAATTGGATGCTGCGAAGAAGCCAATACGGAGCCAACAAAGACAACCACGCAGGGCAGATTGACATGTATATGACATACGTCGTCTCTGAAACTGTTGTACAGGCGTTTTTAGACGCGGGAGTTAAAAAGTATCAGTTTATTGCTACAATCGACGACAGGACAACGGACGCTTGCCGCTCTCGACATCTCAAAATATACAACATGGCAGATATAAAAATTGGTATCAACGCCCCGCCGATTTATCCGCCATATCATCCATGCAGGAGCATAATCAACGCAATAGCGTAGGAGGGGATTTTTTATGTACATAAATCTGTTTTGGGTAGGAGTAGTTTGCACTGTACTTGTAGAGATAGCAGCAACGCTTATTGCTTATGGCCTTAGCCACCGCAGAAAATAGGGCATTATCCAAGCCAGTTAGAGATATAATTAGGGGGAGAAAAAAATGAAAATATGCCCGTATCATAACGCGTTTATGGAAACAACCCACGAAAAAAACAAATGGGACGAAGAAGGGCATTGTATTGCAGCAGACCGCAGGTTTATACAAAAGTGCATACCAGAGTCTTGCGTAGAAGAAGGATGTGCTGTATATTGGGACGGGCATTGCCACTACAAAGCGTAGAACTGGTGGAATACCGCTGCTGGAATTGCGGCAAGCTTTTGTTTAGAGCGCCGCCCGGGGCAAAGGTTGAAATCTACTGCAGCCGGGCAAAATGTCGAAAGCTAAACAGATTTAATATTGATTCAGAACGTCTTGAACGTCAGTAATCCAAAGGATTATTGGCGTTTTTTTCGTTATAAAAAATTTGCCGAGCGGGCGTTAAACGCAATATGCCGAGCGGGCGTTAAACGCGGAGGGCATAACATGGATGAAGAAAATAAAACTGAAAATAAGGCTGGAGAGTCAAAGCCGGAAGGGCAGGAGTCAAAGCCCAGCGCAGAGCAGAAACCAAGCACAAAGCCGGAACAAAAGCCTGAAAAGACATTTACCCGTGACGATGTAAACCGTATGATTGCAGCAGAAAAAAAGAAAGAGCGCGAAACTGTAGAGGCCGAATTTCAGAATAAACAGGCGGAGGCGGAAAAGCTCGCCAAAATGAAAGAGGACGAACGCCTTAAATACGAGAAGGAGCAATCGGAAAAGAAAGCGCAGGATGCCCTTTCTGAGCTAAACGCTTATAAACTGAAAGACGAGGCCGTAAAGGTAGCAAATTCCGAGGGACTTCCTATTCAGTTTCTCGACCTTATCGATTTTAAAACTGCTACCGCAGAACAGCTCAACGATACTATCGGCAGCCTTTCAAAAACGTTTAAATCTGCGGTGGAATCGGCGCTAAACGAAAAGCTAAAGCAAAAATCCCCGGAGAACCACCATGCAGGTGGAACCGTA